CAAGGTTGCTGGATCCTGTGGCGCCGGTTTCTACGGATGGCACACCAACGAAGCCCGCCTCGAAGGCGTTCATCGTCATGTAGTCACGCCATGCGTAGCTCATAAAATGCAACCCTTGCCCATGATCCTAGTGGTTAACTTTCGCGGTGGGATCTGCGCACCAACTGGGCTAACGGCACTGCCGAGCTGAAGCGTAATGCTGGTGAGTGTTGCCTTGGCGCCGACGATCTCACCAGTGAAAGCAGCGATCAGTTCCTGTCCGGCCTGTGGGGCAGTATTGCCCAGCAGTGAATCGAACTGATAGATCGACAGATCTGCCAGCCAGCCATTGCTGATGGCCTGATCAACGGTCTCCATCACAATGCTGGTGGCTGGCAGTGTTACTTCCATTCCGCTTTCATCGCCCACGACACCAGCCGTGATGCCATCTGCCGCGAAGTCTTGGTAGATCCATGCCGCAGAGTCCCAGGTTACCGTCGTGTTGACGTAGTAGCTCTGCCAGCGTTGATACGTGCCAGAGGCATCGTAAATCCGTAGGTATTGCGATTGTGCCCTTGCCATCAGCCCATCCCCAACGCAAGGCGTGCTGACGGCGTGCGCAGCCTGCTCATGACGCCATCAGCCGTGGCACGCATGGCCCGCTCCAGATCTGTCATGGAGACGTACTGCTGACCGTTCTGCTCGATCACCGGGCCGGTGGTGATGTTGATCACAGGCGCTGCCATGCCACCACCAGTGGCCGCTTGGAGCTTGCGTGCGGGGATGATGTATTCAGGGCCTTTCTCGCCTACCAACGCCATGGTTGGCTTGGTTACGTAGCCACCATCGCCAAATGCTGGCACTCGCACTGGCGGCACTCGTGGCAGATCAGGGCCAGGCAGAGTATTGTAAGAATCAACCAGGCGATTGATTTCGCCAGAGATAATATTCAGCCCATTCGCCATAAACTGTAGAATCCCGCGAAATGCACCTTTTGCATTATTGGCAATGGATTCCCATGCCTTGGTCGCAATGGTTTCCATTAGTTTGAATGCGTTGACCCATGGCTGAACATATAGGTTATATGCAACTTTACCAACTGCTGTTGAAGTCTGAACCCAACTATCGTAGAGCCATGCCAGAAACTTCATGATCGGCTCGCGGAAATCATAAATTGCTTTGACAAGCAAGGCAATTCCAGCGGCAATCAATATGCCAATTCCTATGGGACCCGTAAAAAATGCAGCAATAGCAGCTGCCGCGGTCGCCAAGAACGAACCTATTGCGGCCATTGCAGGTCCCAGTGCACCTAGCCAGCCGGCAATTAATGCACCAATTTGAAGCGATGCAAAGGCAGTGCCAACAATGCCAATCAACTTAATCAGATTGATGATTGGGCCAGCAACGATGCCGATGGCGATAGCAATGCCACCAATGCCAACAATGAATTGCTGTATCGGCCCAGGCAATGCTGAAAAAGCATTCGCAATTGAATCGACCGCATTAACGAGTGATTCAAAGGCAGGCAGAAGCTTCTCGGCAAGGCTGACCGTTAACGCCGTAAACCTTGCTTGAATCACAACCAGCTTATCGTTAACGCGATCTGCAGAATTCGCGAAGTCGGTTGTCATGGTTGCGGCAATATTTTTGATTGCCGCAGATCCGCCATTCAATAGTGGGATTAAGTTCTGGCCAGCTCTGCCAAATAAATCAAGCGCTAAAGCTGATTTTTTTGGGCCATCAGGCATAGCGGCAAAACGATCAGCAATCTCCAGTAAGATTTTGTCAGCTGATTTTATTTTGCCACTGGCATCAGTTGCAGACAGCCCAAGTTGCTTTAATGCGTCAGATGTTGGGCCAGAGCCTGTCTTAGCAGCTTCAACAAGGCGACCGTTGAATCGACCTAATGCAGTTCCTACGGCTTCAATATTGGTGCCGCTTTGCTTTGCTGCAACATCTAGTTTCGACAGCATCTCGACAGATATTCCTGTTCGTTGGCTTAGGTCTCGCATGTTGTCAGCTGCGTCAATCGCTCCTTTTGCCAGGCCAACAACACCAGCACCTAAGGCAGCAGGTACCAATGCGCCAAGTCCAGCAAAGCTTGCTTTTACTGCAGCGACAGCACCCTGGGCACCACGGAGCGACCGAGTGAGCCCAGTGATCTCATTCTCGCCAGTGACATCAGCCTTGATTCTGAGCAGAGCATCGAATTGGGCCATCAGCGACGCTGCTCCTTGGCGATGCGGTCGTTAATCTGCTGCCTGGCATGAAGTTCCATAACCTGAAGCTCTTCAAGTGTGGCAGGTAGGTCAGCCACTTGATAGATGCCAGCCAGTGCAATGACTACATTGTAGTCTAAACCCATCAGGCCAGCTGGGCCTGTGCGCCATTGCGTAAAGCATCGCATGAATAAGTCAACGGCTGGCCAATGCTCAGGCCATAGTTGATAATGCTTTGGCGTTACTTCTTCTTCCGGTAATTCAATGCCAAGCAATTTGGCATCAGTCAGCAAATCTTCTGGCGTTGCGCCGTTGCCACTGAGGAGATGATCAACGGCGCCCGTTAGTTTTTTTCTTTGGCCTTCTCAATGGCCTGAATGTAGGTAGCGACCAGAACGTCTGCGACTGCATTGACCTCTAGCAGCTTTGCTTTGGCATCTTCCGAAAATGGAATGGCCTCACCACTTGAATCTGTGATCCCCTGCCAGCCGGCCAGGAGTTCACCAGCAATGGCGCGCGTGGGTAGCTCTTCAATCTCCAGATCACGTGCTGCCATTGACTTGATTCGTTGATATGAAATCTGGATTTCTTCTAGCCGACTTTGCGGCAAGCGATTAAAAACTGCATCAAAATGATGCGTCCTATACCTGCCGCCATCCTGCAGTTCGCGAATGACGATTGGCCAAGTAAATGTTGCGGATTGTTCAAGAACGAATGCCATCAGGTGAAAGCAATAGAAAGTTCATCATTGCCACTGGTCGATGGTGTGGCGATGTAGGGCAGTTCTAGCATTTGCACGCCGTCTTGGTCTGCATAGGTTGGAGCGCCAAGATCAGATTGAGCAGCAGTAAAGGTGACAATGTTGCCAGCAGTTGTGCCATGGACGAACGAGATGCTGCCGGTCGATGTGCCAAGTGCTGCTCCGAAGAAGTCCTTAGCCGTGATGGATGGTGCCTCGATCATCACCGTACCGCTAGGTGCACGGTTCGTGATCAGCACTTCCTTGGTGCAGCCGACGAGTTCGCGGTAGACGATCTCATTGGCCATCTCCAAGGAGATGCTTTGCAGGCAGGCGCTATAGGAGAAGATCGAGAAGCTGCTGGTGTTGGTGTGCTTGAAGATCAGCGGAGCTGCCTGATTGCTGTAGGTAGGTGTCGGTAGCGTCTCGTCTGTTGGAGCGTTGTATATGCCGGTCATCGTGAAGCTGATCGTTGGAATCTGGCCGACTTCAGCATTCAACGTGAAGGTGCCACGGCAGCCGGTGATCTTGTGGCGAATGCCATCGTTATGGAAATAGATCGTGACCGAACTGAAGCTGGAGGACACCGGTGCATAGGTTGCACTGGTGCTGGTGACAAGCGTTTCAGACAGGCCACAAGCCTTCAGCAGCGGGCCATATGCCGGCGCGGTGCCAGCGGTGCCGGAACCGGCCAGCTCGACCTCAAACGTGATTTCTACGTTGGTCTGCGCCAGCAGCTGTTGACTGCTGCCCAGGTAGGGGGTGATTAGCTCACGATTGACGACCTCAGCCTGAAGCGGTGTTACCTCAAGGCTGCGGACAAGAATGGCATTACTGGATCCGGTAGGCGTTGGATCCGTGCCATACGTCGATTCAATCTTTGCCAGGATCAGGCGTTTCCGGGTCAGAGCCATTGGAGGATTGCGGTTGGGCGTTGGCCGGCTCTGTGCGCTCTACGAGCTGTCGCTTGCCGGTTTTGGGATTCAGCAGGTACGACCCGCCTTGTCCGTGGTATTCATCAACCATGATAAGTCAGGCAATGGATTGGTCGATTGTTGAAGTCCGATAACGGATCAGGTAATCGCAGCTGATCACACCACTAGGTTGATCCGCCTCGATCATGTCAAATTGTACGCCTTGTGGTTCGATGCCCATGGCATAGCCGCCGACTGTCAGATCAGCCATCACCTTGGAATGCAGGCTCTGCAGGATTGGATCAGCCTGCTGATCTGGGATGATCCCACGAACGATGATCGAGATCCTGACCGTTAGGGTCCAGTCGGTTTTGCAGAAGCTGACATCAGTATTGGCCTGATCTGAGATCGGCTCTAGCACCAGTGCAGGCGACTCACCACGGCTGATGGGTTCTACACGGCTGCGGTAGATCCTGGTGCTGACGCCAGTGGTGCCTGCCAACGTGCTGGCCAGTGCAGCAAGGATGGATTCGCGACGGGTTGCCATGGCTATGCAGCAGCGATCTGGATAACGGTGCAGATGATGCCTGGGATGCTGGGATGCGTCACCGGGCTGGTGCCTGCGGCCTCCGCAAGTATGAACGCAGCCGCGTTAGACGTAGACCAGATCAATTCAACGTAGTCATTGGCCACCACTGGCAGCACGTAGTTAACGGTTCCGATCACGCTGCCATTACTACCGCCATGGCTTGAGATGATGCTGAACCTGCTATCTGATGCGGCGATGTCGCCAGTGCTGCCGCTGTCATTCTTGCGGAGCCAGGCGTTGATGTCGTGGATCTGGCTATCTGAATTGCTGAACTGTATCGAGAAGGTAATGCTGTAGACACCAGGATAGTCAAAGGTGATCCTGGTCTGTGATGCCACGCGAATGCCATAGCTTGCCGCATCGCTTGACCGTAGGTATATCGAGGTTGCAGTGTTGGCAGTTGCGGTCTGTGATGTGCTGTCCCAGAATGAACCCCAATAACCAGGGCAGCCGTGATAGGGCAGGCGGTCCCATGCCAGCTTCCCATCGCCGATCTTCAAGTTGCCAGTATCTGATTCGCGGCCGAACTCACCAGCTAGCAGCGTTGGATTCGTTGTGGACCAAACGGAACGGGTAGCGGTCTTAATCATGTTTTCTGCAGACCCAATACAACTAGGCTACCGTCATCAATCAACCGCGTCTCACGGACCGTGTAGGCGATGCTGTTCACCGTAATGCTGTCGCCATATTTGAGGCTACCGAAATCCGAAGCCTGTGCGGTCAGGCTGTAGTCAGTGGTGAGCACCATGTCACCAGCCAATACCTCTGATGGCATATCAAGGATGGCCAAGGCGGTCACGGCACCAGCGGTGCAGGTGACGCCAAAGTCATCAAAGAACGTGTCGAGCGTTTCGGTGAAAGCCATAGGGAAAGGGCGCCAGGATCACTGACGCCCATAGCGTGAATCAGCCGTACTTCTTGACGCCGTAACCGTTGACCGAGAAGGTGGTGGTGCCGCTGCTGGCGATGGTGCCAACGAAACGGATGTACCGCTTCAGCTCGTCACGGTTCAGGGTGATCACCTGCTTGCTGACGGCCTGTGCCACGGCAGTGAAGCCGCCGCCGGTCACATCAGAGAAGTCGCCAGATGTGGTGGTGTCGCTGTGCTGAATCTTGCCGGTCATGGTGCCGGACGCAGCAGCAGCGCCGGAATCCAGGATTACCTGGATATCGCCATCGAAGTCCTTAAGGTCTGCGATGTTGGTGGTAGCACCAGTGAAGGTGGTGGTCTCCTGGGCGACAGGATGCAGCGGGAAGTGCTGCAGCTTTTCAAGCGTTTGGGGAAGGATTGCCATTGGCCTTGATGCGAGGTTTGCGTTGTGCTGTTGGTGCTGGCAGGGCCTTGCCCATGTTGATCAAGGTGATGGCATCAGCCTTGTCGGCTTCAACGATCTGATCAACCTTTACGGCAACGCCCTTGATTGATGTGTTCTTTAGGATCAGGATCTGCATTGCGTAAAGGGCGACCGAAGCCGCCCCGCATCAACTATCAGAGGGTGTTGTTACCGCGGCAGAAGGCCTCAGGATGACGGACAGCGAAGTCAACATCCTGCAGGGCAATCACGCGAACGGTGCCGCTAGTGGCCTGGCCATAGGGATCAACGGTCAGGTCAAGACCAGACCAAAGGCCCATGATCAGCTGGCTCCAAACGGCGAAAAACACATCGCCACTGGCAACCTGATTG